AGTTGTACCCTTAAAGCGTCACCATCAATAGCTACTGCTCCCATAGAGAGAGAAGAAGTTACTAAGTTAGATACTTTTTCAGGTATATAGTTTACCTCTGTTTTGACATCTTGGCCTATGCCAAGTCCAATAGCAGATTTATGCCAAGCTAAAGTTTGTCTGTCTGTTGCAACAGTCAAACCAGAATGAACGAACCATAAAAAACCCATCCATCTTTTTGCAGTAGATTCACCATTTGTAAATGGTAAGTTTTCAGTTCCCACATACTCGGCACGAGAGAATTGATCTACACTCATTAGGTCACCCCATTGAGCTGGGCCTACTGCCCAATATCTTTGTCCATCATCAGGTACATCATTAGTACCAAAAATATTTTGCATATTTTTAGCTTTAATTAATGTCATTCCTGTAGCAGATGAATTAATATTGTTTGCGATTGAAGTTCCAGCTTTCATAACATCAACCAAGATGTCATCAGTTTTACGACCAAGTGCATAAGCTGCATTTTGTGCAACTACTTGTCTTTCGTCAATATTGATCTTCAAATCGTCTAGTTTATCAATGTAATCAGCCGCATAATAATCCGATAAAGTCGCAGACACATTAGAGTGAGCTAGGTTCATTGCTACTACTTCAGCATGACGTGCTTTTGTAGTCGCTGTACCTTTTGCAACTTTTTGGAATTTTACGCTAGAGCCACTTACACCATTAACAGTTCTTACCAGATTTTTTAATTTAGCACCCATACGTTGATACGCCATGTGTACTTCTGATTCGAACTGAGTAATAAAGGCGTTAGTTATTGTACTAGCCATTTTATTTCTCCATTGTTTAAGGTTAACCGATTGTCTTTTAAGTTTGCTAAAAAGTTATCCTTAATGGGCAATTTGCGTACTCTAAAGGTCTTGAAGCGATTAATGACTAAACATCTTCTTTTTCGCAACGCACATTTATAATACTCTCTATACATCCACGAGGTATTATTGTTGTTCGTCCTACTTCAGTATCAATTATATCTTCAGGTAAGTCAGCAGATATTTTTAAATCCGTATCTGTTTCTTGTACTATCCATCCAATACTATGAATAATAGAAGAATTTGTCTTAATAACTTCTGACATATCATGCCAAGTACCTGATTCAACCTCTCGTGTATCACGCCATATAACTAAAACTAAATTATTGTTTCTTCCAAAATCACTCATAATTGACCAAATAATTTAGATACACGCTCTATATATGCTGGGTCTTTTTCTCCATCTTTCCAATATTTAGGGTCTTTCATCATTGAACGTAAATCTTCAAGAGAAGGTTTTGCCTCAACAGCAGTAGGAGAATTAGGCATAACACTTGATTTATTTAACGCCATTATTTCTTCTATTGCTTTTACACCTTCTGCTGTAGAAGATAATTTAGACATTGTATTATAAGCATTTTCAGATAAATGTTTTTTAGCCCATAAATTAGCAGATTCAATACGATCTTTTGAATTATCACCTAATTGTTTAGATTCTTCTTCAATATTAGGTAATCCATTAATTTCATTTTGAACAAATTGATTAATCCCTTCATTAAATTGCTCTTGTGATAATCCCATTGATTTAGCTGTTTCACCCCACCATTTTAATAAAGGTTGATCTTCGTGTACTTCCATATCAATATCTTCAGGTATTTCAGGCATAGTTATTTCATATTTTTCAGGAACTTTAGCATTACGTTCTTGTTCCATATCTGTGCGTATCTGTTTAGTTAATTCATCTGTACGCTGTCCTAATTTTTTTTCTAAAGCATTATATGATGTACTTAGCGATTCAACATTTACCTCTCCAGTATCTTGATTCCAAAATTTCTCGGATATGTGTTCTGGTCTGGTTGATTCTTCTGTTGTCGTTTCCTGTTTATTATCTTCTTCACTCATTTATTTTTTCTCCTGTTGATGTGCATTAATTCTATTTTGTAGTATTGCTACCAAAAATCTTCTTCCTTCTAAATGGAATAATTCATTTGTAGTCATATGTGGCCCAGCTACTGCTTCAGTAGTAATAGACTTTAAATATCCTAATACTTGTTTACCATCATCACCTTTAAAAACAGAAGCTACTAACTTATTTAATAATTTTTCTGTTTCAGATGATCTTTTATATCCGTCTATTGATGTAGTTGGTGCTTCTTTAGGCGACTTGATCTGTTCCCATGTCATTTGTAGTTTCTCCTAGTTGTCCTTGTTGTGCTGCTTGTTGCATTTGTTGCATTTGCTGGGCTAGTTCTTCCTGTTCAGTTTCACTTCGTAATAACTTTTCAGGAATATTCATTAAATTACCAATGTGTTTAGCTACCTCATTTTGTTTTACTATTAAATTTAAAACTTGTGGGCCAAACGTTGTGCCAATAATTTCATGAAATCTGTTTATGTCGCTAATATCTTGTTGGTATTGAGCTCTCGCAAGTGGTGATACAGCACTTACTTTAACTTCTCTACCATTAACAACTGG